TTAGGTACAACTGAAATCTTCTTGAAGATATCTTCACTAAAACCATAAGAATAGATTTTAGACATATTCAATTCACCAGTTTTTGCCACGGATGCACGTTTCATTTGATCCGCATTTTTACGCAGTTCAAATTCTTTTACCAAATAACCAACAACTTTCTTGGATTCTTCACGCAATTTTTGATAGGCCTTTTTATCGGCACCATTGCGACCATCAGGCAATTCATAACCACCGTTGACATGTTTGGCGTAGTCAACTTTGGTTTGCACATCCAAACGATAACGATTCCACAGCAGTTTGTGGTCAACAATAATTTCGTCAAGAATCAACTTGGGAACATTACCGTATGCATATTTCCGACCATCATTTGAGAACAATTTGTGTTCATTCCTGCGGAACGCTTCATCGGTGTGAGAAACGGGAGTCTTGGTGTTGGAACCGGATTGACCGGCCGCACCTTTAGTCTCACTTTTCACCTGTCCATCATCATTAGAATCTTCTTTTTGAGATTCTGCATCACCATTAGACTGTTCCGATTGTCCTTCTGACTTTTCAGTCTCAGTTTTTTTGCCAGAACCAGTATTTTCAGCAGAATCACCAGTTGAATCACCGGGTTCTGTTTCATTTCCGTCTTCATCATACTCATAATCGTCAAGATTTGAGGATTTAGCCTGTTCCTTTTCTTCTTCCGTCATGTTATCGCAGATTTTTTTAGCGACACGCATAACATCATCATAGGTTACAGTGTTTTCCACTTCATCCAAGATGATTTTTTCTTCATCGGTGAAACGGATACCAAGGTCCACACCGCCTTTGCAATACAAATTGATACGGTCAATGAAATTGAGCTTGTTCAGGTCTTCATCTTTAGTACCAAAGAAGTCTTTTTCAAGCAAATCCTTGTAAGCACGTATGAAGGACTGACGCAAACCAGGATATTTTGACTTGATTTTACGTTCAATGCGAGAATCTTCAACAACATTCAGCACGGACATAGACATTTTTTCTTCAAATGCCTTTTTGAGACCGTCCAAAGGAGTAAAAAGTGCATGACCAACTTCATGACCGATGAAAAGGTCGTATTGGTCGTTGGTGATGTCTTTGTTTAGAACAGGAATAGTCAAAACACGATTCTGAACATCAAAGGATGCAGTAGAAACGTTGCGTTGTTCAATGTGAAGATTTTCGGTGGCCATGAGTTTGGCCAAAAGTGACTTGGATTGAGTAAGTAACATAATAAGTCCTAATGAATATGTATCTATTATACAATAATTCTAGGTTTTGTCAAGTGGTGTTGTATTTTTACAACTAAATTTCAGTAATGTAGAGGCAACCGTCTTTTACTTCAAGGTTTAATTTGGTTCCTTCTACCCATCCAGTAATTTCAATCAGTTCTGGAGGAAAAGTCAGAATTCCATCGCCGGATCCGTCAGGAGCATCTTCAATAATTGCTGGCCAAGAACGGTCATTCAAATTGATGTTTAAGTTTTTCATAATTTTCTAGGTCCTGCTCAAATTGAGTGAGATTGGCCCACATTTTAGTAACTTCAATTAGTGATTTTACTGCTTCTTGGTCGACTTTGAGTGGTTCTATCAAACGGTGGTCACTTTGCGCTGAAAAATCTGTCATTTTATGCATCTCCGTTCAAATAATGCGACAAAGTGCGTTTATGCTTCTCTTTACGTGCATTAATAACGACAGGTTTATGTACCTGCATTGGTTTAATAGGTGTCCGACAGACCGGACGTTGTAATTTTACAACAAATTTAGTATTTTTCATTATCGCCTCATGCTTGAAATGTCTTTTGCTTCTTCATCAGTAAAAACCGGCACGGCATTAGACTTATGCATAGTTGCAATGCCCTTAACCTTTGTTCCGGTGTAAACTTTTGGTGGTGCTTTGGTGGCAACACCAAGTCCTGTATTCAAAGATTCAATTTTACGGGTTTCCCGAACAAAAACACCAGTAACAACTGGACTTTTGATTTCCGGTTTGTGAGTAAATTTACTCAATGATTTAGGTTTCATATCCTCAATGGATTTCAACCAAGCATCATACTGAGCCTGTTGAGCCTTAGGCACTTTGCGTTTTTTTGACTTAGGAATACTACCGTGAATAAACATAAAATCTCCATACAAGTTTTGTATTATACAGAGATTTTAGTTCTTGTCAAGTCATGTGTTGTTTTTTTACAACATTATTTGCGGTAACGTTTTGCGTCTGAATAGTAGTCCGATTCGTATGCATCAAAATACTTTGACTGTTTTTTGGATTCTCTCTGTTTGTCTCGCTGTTTACGGTCATATGTATTTGTTTTAAATGCATATTCATCGTTGTAGTCTCTTTCTTTGCGAAACTTAGCTACATTTTTAGACACTTACTAACTCCTTATTATGGTAACATTCCGGGAAAGGCTTCTTTAACAAACTTATAGTCCAGTCCCTTGACACCCAAGTCTTTATTGAAAATACCAATAACGACCTCTGCCTCCCGTGGCTCTAGGTTCTGGAGATACTCAACGAGTAATTGATTACGCTTTTGTGGTGTTAGTTTTTCAGCAGTTGGATCACCTTTACGGAACATATACAGTTTCCGTATTTCGGTGGTCAATTGTGCATAACCCATTCCTACTGGAACATCCTTGATTTGATATCCTGGTGGAACTTCGTGGTGCAACCACTCATATTGCGGATGAAATGCTAATTCCAAAACTTGTGTCATTACTTTGGAAACATTTTTCTGCAATACTGCAATTCGTTCTTTTTTATTTTTGGCTAATTCAAATTCGTCAAAAACTTCATACATATTCTTCATTAGAAATCCTCAATCACATCCATTAGGTTGGTTAATTTATATTGAATGAAATAATTCAACATCTTCTGCTTATTTGCAGGTTTAGCTTCTTCGTAAGTATTTATAATTTGTTCTTTAATTTCAGTGGGAATGCAGGTCAAGTCAATTAATGTCTTGTTACGAGAATAACCAATTTTTGCATTTTCATCCGACCAATCTTCGGCATTCTCTTTTAGCAATTTGTCTAATACACCTTTGGTTATAGGTTTCTGTCGCAAATCACGAACAAAACAATCACTTGGTGAAAAGATGTTAGGAATACCATCACCCTTATCACCACGAATGATTTTTTCTTGGAGTTCCATCATTGGGTTTTCAGATTTGAGATATTTCTTCAATGCAGGATTGTATTGTTTGACATTGCTGCCCCAGCGTTGCAATTGCAAGAAATCACCATCACTGGAAAGAATAAGAATCTTTTCGTGTGCGGCATGGCGAGGAACAAGAGTGCCGATGATATCATCCGCTTCAGCAGATTCAACATCAATAACTTTATAAGGAAAGTTTTCTTTCAATTCTTGCTTGAACTTTGCCAACATGTCAAAGATGGCATGCCAATCTAATGGAGACTTTTCACGGGTCTTTTTACGACCTGCCTTGTAGAATGGAAAGAACTCCTTACGCCAATACTTGCGGTTGTCACAGCAAAGTACGACTTCACCATATTCCTTGCGGAACGTCTTGAGGTGCATTCGGAGGATATTAAGAACCATATGTCGGATTAAACCTTCTTCCAACTTCACGTTCTTTTGGTTTGAAATTTGAGCCATAAGTCCTGCAAGAAGGACTTGGTTCAGGTCAACGAGAATCATTACGAATCCAATAGTTAAAATTGTACTATATCACACTTCTTGTAATTTGGCAAATACGTTGTTAACAAATTCATCGGATGTTGTTGTTTTTCTGCAAACAACACCAAACCAATCTTCTTTAATCATTCTCATAATATATTCAACTGGTGCAGTTAAGATACCCTCAAACTTATCCACATCAACTAATTCACCTTCTTCGTCTTCTCTAAAAAGAATAATATGATAACAGTCTCCCATAGGTGAACCATCTAATTTGATTCCCTTATCCTTATATTCACTTGCTTGAACATGTATAGTTTCATCTTCTGTTGGTAGAAAGACATAACTATCACAATCGTTGTTCAATAGTGCCTTGAGTTCTGTTAGTTCGGTCATTGTAGTCCTTAATATGTGTTTTTCTCACTCTGACCATAATCCAGTCATTGTAATACTCATCACTTTCCATTACGTTGTTTGCGAATTGTTCTTTCGCCTCAAGGTAACTACATTCTCCCTTAGTCTTGCAAAGATGTAGTATCTCTCGGCGGAATTTATCCTGTCCGTATAGTATAACATCTTTTTGTAGTTTGTCACTACTTCCGTAATAAGTTTGCCAGTCCGATGGGACTTTTACTCTTTTCTTCTTACCTTTTACCATCTTGGTCCTAGAGAACCAGAAAAGTTTCTTACCGATATACTTTTTGTTGTTCTCTAGGTTTGTTATCAGATATACGAATCCGTAACTATCTCCAATTTGGTCTTCTGTGAAATCAGTATCATTATATTGCCAGTTTATTCCCATTTGAGGTCATCTTCATCTAAGTCATCATCCTCTATATATTCTTCGGATAATTCTTCGATTGGATCACCACAGAAAGGGCAATATTCTGGCAA